AATGTTCCTTTTCATTCCTTGCATATGTATATCATCATTAACCCTTATGTAATCTTCCCACAAATTCTTATTTTTGTCAGAAGCCTCATTTGGCTCAATGCTAAACATATATGAAGATTCTTGATGTACACCAAACCATCCAGTTATTCCACTGTCAATACCACTGTTTATTGGATTTTTAATATTTTCTGCATTTAGTGAATAAAATTTGCTAAATGTGCCATAATGACCGTTTGCGACAGATGCGTTAACACTATCATTAACACTACCAATCATAAACGCAGTAGGCATCGTGTTTAAGAACGTGTTGAAATTATCAGCGTTATAGATAGTGATAATCGTACTACTTGCATTATCCAACGCTAGTTGAGTGCAACTTGGGCATCCTTGTATGATGGTTGCCACAAACGAATTTGGCTGATAGACAAAGAACGATACCTTTTTACCCTTTGTTTTATCAGGTTCTGTACGTCTACCTGACTCATCATAGGTATACACATTCCAATCCATTCCTAAAAATACATCTTTTATCGGTTTGGCTGCTCTTTCCTCGTCAATTTTCATGTTACTAGCTGCACCTTGTGAGATAGCAATGTCGTTGGTTACATCACACATGCAATTTTTAGTTTCTCTATCTCTATGGTTTTCATCCCATTCCATTGACTTAATGCTGAAATAAGCAACGACAGAAGAAGAAACATCACTGTGACCAGTTATACAGATTGTATAACCGCTATCTTCTGAATAATTGGTATAACTAGCATCATCAATTATACAATCATATCCATCAACAGTAAGGCCAGTGATGTCTATAATTCCATAGAAATGATTATCTTCATGGCATATGTAGTCTATCCTAGTTGCTGCTGAACTATAGAATTTAGCACTTAGGTGTGTTGTTTTATACTCGGCATTAATTTTAGGCTTATCTAATGTTATTCTTTCTGTAACACTTCTACCGTCAGAATCAGTTAGTGTTAAATAATACATTTGATTTGTCAAACCACTGCTCTTATAAGGTTCTATATCTACAGATTTTTCTATTCCTTTTTCTTTTTCTTTTAAATAAAAAATCGTTCCATTTTCATTTGCTTGAGGTTTGGATGTTCCATCTTCAAAATCTCCTCCAATGATAAAATCACGAGTTGTCATACCAGACTCACTGATAATAAGAGTATCTTTTTCATCGTATAAAGTATAAGTAAAAGGAACTCTAATATCATCAGCATTAACCCTTATAAAAGCATAGCCATCTAAAGGATTGTCGTATACTTCTGGGCAATAAGACCTTGGTCGTGTATCCAAGAGCATACTGAATGGTTTCTTATCATTTTGGAAACAATCTGCATAAAACATTTCATTGAATTTATCTATAGCGGTACTGCCTTTTTTAATGCCGAAATAGAAATAGAATGAATTGTTATATAACGGCATATGATAAGCATTATCATCTGAGATACAATTAGGGTCTACGCTCCTAGGTACTTTATAGAAATGCCTAACTCTACGCTCACTGTTTTTAATAAAATCATCACTTTTTTCAGCACCTAACCTAAACGTAATGTAAGAATTATCATCCTTTTCATCATACATCGGTTGTTTAAACCCATTTTTATACCTAGTCATAAACACTTGTTGTCTACCGTCAAAATCAACTGGATAGATATATTTGAATTTAGGTATTAAATAATTAGTGTTTTCATCTGGAACTTGTGTGGTATATCCTGATATAGACTCTTGATATGTTTGCGGTATAAAACCGATATGGTTCATGGTGGCAAACATCGCCCTGTTTTCCATATCGTCTAATTCAAATTTAGTAATAAAACCATCTGCTTTGATTTGCCCACTATTTATTTTAGAATCTCTATTGTGTGCATACCTCATTGTATATGATGAATCCAAAGATACACCAAGTTCACTAAGTCTTTCAACATTAATGCATGATTTAGCTTTTGTATCTACAAATGTGCAGCCCAAATCCATAAATAAGCCTTGCCTATATCTAGGAGAATCATTTTCAGAAACGCTTGTTCTTCGCCAGTCCATACCAGTTACGACAGTATTACCGCTTTCTTCTGAATCTGTTGATGCTTCATACTGAACCTTATCGTTATCTTTTTCATCTTCACCTTCTTCCTCCTCAATTGTCGCAATTGCTGGTATATTAGCAGTTGTAGATGGTAAGCACTTAAAAAATTGAGGTATGCCATATAGGTTATTCTCCAACAAATTTCCTAAAAGAATAATATCAGTTGCATATAATCTAATAGCATAGAAATTCTCAGGCCTTTCTGCCAACGTTTGTTTTGCATTTGCATTATCACTAGTTGCTTGTAATGCAGCATAATAATATACAGTTAAATCATCTTTGTTAACGAAAGGACGTATTAAACCTCTCCTATATCTAACTTGTTCAGCCCTATTCTTATGCCATCTTTTCTCCCCTTCATTCGCAATTTTTCCATCAACTTCAAGAGTAATATCTTTATATGGTATTTCACAAGTAATATAAGTTTTTAAACGTGAATAACTATTAGTTTCGCATGAGCAAAAATCGTTTTTAGCGCTACTCCTAAATAGTCCTAAAAAATAACTTCTTTTTTTCCTTTTTCTCCAATACCATAAAGGCATATAAAGAGTTCCGTTAACCCAATCTTGGTATAAATCTAACTTAATAATTTTAAATTCTTGCGCTAAATTTCTCTGAACTCTATCCATATATTCATCACCACTTCTTGAGCCTAGTTTTTCGCAATCTCCTTCCATTTCTTCAGGACATTCGCCAAAACCATCACACCAACAACCAGGATAGAATGCTGTATTCCCTTCAGTTAAACCAGCTGAAAGAGGTATACATGTAAGATATTTAAGAAGTTTATCAAGTGATGGGATTGTCTTTCCTACCACTGGTATGCTTTGTATTACTTTTAATATCTTATTAATTGTGTTTATAATAGTATATACAACACATAATAACGCATTGATAACCCATAATATTATCACTATAATATTAATTAAAATACATATAAGCATATATGTAAATGGAACGTCGATACGAAGTTTGTTAAACGGTATTGGGTTTTGGTCTTCTGCTAAATTAGAACCTTTCAAAGAGCCATAATTCTTAGAGTATGGTCTATGCGCAACTTGTACTTTAGGTATGTAGTTTTTAACGCTGTATACGTTATTCCAATAAAGGTCACGGAAACAGTGGTCTGGCGTAGCAGAACCAAAGTTATACATTTTTTCAATCTCAGCACCAGGTGTGTTTATTACTGGCACTATACCTTTTTCACTATTTGTTCCAAGTCCTCCTATTGTAGTTCCGCTTTCAACAAATATAGGATTCATTGGCACAAGATATTTAGCAGTATGCCTTGAGAACCCTTCGTCAGCCGTTTCGTTTTTACTAATTCTAAATCTCACTTGAGTTCTAGTAGGAATACCCTTTGTTGGGTTATCAGTAGGAACTATGTTACCATATTCGTCAGTTCCGATATAGTCTAGATTCATTGGTATCTGATAACACCACACACCGTTTTCGTCAATTAACTGATTTCCTTGTATCTGGTATTCTTCCACCAATCCATCAGTAGTCTTGCGAATCATTTCAATTGTTCCACTACCACCTACTAATTGGTCGTTCATACCATTATCAATATCTGGAGCACATTTATGTCCAATAGCATGACCCTCATTATCAGAAATAATTGAACCCATGAATACACAAGTAGGTTCAAATTTATACTGAATTTGAATATCGGCACGAGTTATAGAGGCAACACCATTATCAGCATCACCCCAGAAAGGATAAACAAACACGCTCCTATTCTGTGAAAATATTTGAGCAAGACCATCTAAATTTGTACTTTCTTTAAACTGGTTTGGGCTATCAAACATCGTTAAATTATAGCCTTTATACTCAAAATCACGCGGTTTTTGTGAAAGAATGCCAATATCTGATAGGTCAATATCAACGTGAACTGTAACACTTCCAGTAGGTACACCAAATATCATATAGTCACCTGCATTATTGGTAACTGTAGTATATATGTAATATTTTTCATATATTTCAAGTTGTATATCATCATCAAGCATCAATCGCTTATTTGGAAACGTACCAACAACTCTATAACAGTCATCATCACTATAATCTGGTAATATATTATACCTTCTTCCTTCTTTATCTTTTGTTGAAACCTCACTATATGGATACAATGCCTCCATGTCAGTGGAATCATTAGTGCCTCGCTCAATAAAAATAGATACCTTTGCATTTGGGATGCCAAATGCATCATTAGCAAGAACCCTTCCAATTATGACACCATAATTGGAAGAGTGTAGTCTATAAGCGTCTTTTTGCCTAAGTTTTAACGATAATACCTCAAGAAAATCAAAATCTTGTTGCATATTAACTTTAAGCAAAGTGTCGCTTATTATGTTTGTGTGTATTCTAAAACTTTTATCCATATATTACTCTTTTAGATATTTACCTAAAAAATCAGGTAAAACAATTGCTTTATTTTTACTAAAAAACATTTTATAAATTGCAACAACAATTACAATCGGAACTAATATTATCGCTATCGCTATAATAAACAAAAAACCAATTGTTTTTAAACCAATTGTATAAATTTTATCAAACCAAGTCTGTTCTATTGGCTCTCCATATTTAGTTTCAATAGCAATTTTTTTCTTACAATTACAAGCCATAACATTATTTATTTATCTTAATTTTAAATCATTAAAATCTGTATTATTATCTACATAAATCATTTTTATATTATGTTCTTCACATAATTGCTTTTTAAGTTTATCTCTTCTAATTAAATCATTATATGCTTTCTTACCGCCAAAAAACTCTATTGGCTGATAATGCTGTATTCCTTGGCATTCAATTGCAACATTATATTCTGGTAAATAAAAATCTAATTTCATTAACCCTAACCAATTAAATTTTTTTTGTTGCTCAAAAATAATGTTATTACTTTTTAAAAATGAATACATTCCATTTTCCAAATGACTTTGAGAACAACTTGGACAACCGCATTTACTATTTATATGGTCACAAGGAATTTGCCAAAATTCCCCATGTTTTGGGCAAATAATACAAACTTTAGTACGTGCATTGATATATTCTACTTTAGAATAATCGTATTTATCACCATGAATTTGTTTTGCCTTTCTAATGAAAGATTCAGTTGTCATCTTTTTTGTTTTCAAGCAATTAGGGCATCCATGCCCATTTAAATGGTTATTTGGTTTTTGCCAAAATTCTCCGTGAATAGGGCATATTATGCGCACTTTCGTATTAACATCTATATATTCTACTTTAGAATAATCGTATTTATCACCATGAATTTGTTTTGCCTTTCTAATGAAACTTTCTAAAGTATTTTTTTTATGTTCTGATTGCTTAATTTTACTGCATTGTTTACACCCACATCCATTTAAATGGTCATTTGGCTTCTGCCAAAATTCCCCATGAATAGGACAGATTATACAAACCTTTGTATGCGCATTTTTATATTCTACATTGGAATAATCATATTTATCACCATGAATTTGTTTTGCCTTTTCTACAAAATAGCTAGTATTCTTACTTATTTTATTTGACCTATTTTCATTGAAACAATTAGGGCATCCGCACCCATTTAAATGAGAATTTGGCTTCTGCCAAAACTCGCCATGAGTGGGGCATATTATACACACTTTAACCTTACTACCCTTATATTCCACTTTTGAATAGTCGTATTTATTGCCATGTATTTTTTTTGCGTCTTCAATAAATTCATTAGTTGTTTTTAATTTACCCATAATTTTTTATTATAAATATTACGATAGAGTAAAATATGCTCAATATAATAAAATATTTTATCTTATTTTGCATTTTATTTGTATGTCAAATGATGGATTTTTGATTTCAAAGCAACTGTTATAATCCCCATATAACACTTTATCAACCGCCATAATATCAATTTGTTCTGATTCAGACCCATCTGGTGTATTAAACGGCTGTGCCATTGAAATGTCACAAGCACTTCCTTCCACTAATGCTGGCAATGGGCATTTGTCTGGAGAATAATTTCCGTTCCAAATTTTATAAACCCTCAAGTCAATTAAACTTACTACGCCATCAAGCAAAGTGATTTCTTTTTCCAAGTCACCAAGGAATATATCGTCACCCATTTCATGTTTGTTCACATCAAAATACTCTTTAACCGCATTGATTATATTTGTAATGACGTTCGCTGGATTATAGTTTTTATCAATGAACACATCTATTCCTAGTCCAATGTTATATATTCTACCGCTTTTAATCTCTATGTAATCGTTTATTTGTTTATAATTGGACATATATTCGATGACATTCTCAACAAGAGTCTGAGGAAGCGCAGAATCAAGCTGCCCTAACGCATTTATCCCCAAGAAATCCATTTCTATCTTGTTATTCGCCTCAATAACAGTATTCCTGAATGGAGCACCGTATTTAGGTGGCATCTGCATTAACTTAACTCTATAATCTTTAACTGTAACGGCACGATTCTGAGCACCCATATTATATTTCATAAGTGCTTTGATTTCTTCTGTAGAAGGTGCATCTTTACCAGCAATAGCAGTAGATATATTGGTTACTGTCAATGATGTTAAAACCTTACCCCTAGTTGACCCATCTGTATTTCCAGTATTTCCACCCCAATCAACGTTTGCAAGAGATATTTTGTTAATGGCACCAGGACCTAGGTTAGTTGATACACCTCCACCAATTCGGTATAAAACATACATAGTCCAACCTTCTTTTGGTAGAATACCTAACATATTATTGTTTATCTGCATAGATGCTGCATAATCAGCGTATGTAGTTTGACCACTTGGTATTTCATCATATCCGTTTCCAGAACCAAATATAATTTTCATATAACCATTATCTGTAAATTCTGTAATGAATTTTTGTGTTAATGGCTTCCATTTTCCTCGATAATACCTAGTAGTTCTAGCCGTAACGGTTTCGCCAGTACCATCCTTTTGTATAACTTCTGCGTAGTCATCATACAAATGAGGATTATATATGTCGTTAATAACAAAATTGTCTATATTTGCTTCAGTACCAAATCTATATTGGTCAGCTAGTGAATCACACTCAAAAAAACGGTATGTCATTACAGCTTGGTCAGATATTCTATACTGCTCTTCGTCAATATAATACTCATATATCTCTGGATTAGTGCTAAAATCACTAGTTTCTTTAAAAATGATTGACTCTATATTTAAAACATTAGATTCTGGTAAGACAATTTCCATAAACGGTTTTATATCATTCGAATACATCACTTTCTTGTAGATTTTAGTGATTCCGTTTATTACAACACTAGACTTAGAGACGTTGTACCCAGTGATATTTCCGTTTCCGTCTCTAGCTGGCGTCATTTTTCTGTTTGAAAAACCATCCTTATTAAATTGTTCAGCAAAATTAACGTCTTCAGTAAGCTGAAAATTGTAATTTCCAGCAGAAACTATACTAGTGCTTTGAAGTATTGGTGCGTAATTCCAATCAGGCAAATGTATATTAGTTGAATCAGTAGGCAAAACACAACTGACCTCAATTTCACAGATTGAAGATTTACGTCCAGGTATCTTTAAACCATTAGCCCTAGCTTGATTTAAAACACTACTTTTAAGTCTAGCACTGTCAATATTGGTTTCTTGATACATCCTATCCGTATGATAACTAAGGTCATCACCAACAGCAGATACAAGGTCAATAAACCATGCACCAACACTAGAATCGTTAAAATCATCCGCTAATTCTGGATAATACATATTTGAGAATTTTATCAATTCTCCTTTTATATCTTCAAATGTCCTACTTAAATAATTAATCTTTTTGGTACTCATATTTTATACTTGAATTACTACGCTATCATTAGTTACCTTATTACCCTCAGAAACGCTATAATCCAATCTTACATATATTTCTGATTCGTCTTGCTCGTTTTTAACAATTTGTATGTTATTAATGTTGATGTTACTTGCCCATCTTTTAACAGATTCACTAACCTCATTTTTCACAGCCTCCCAAGTGGTTTGGTCATTAGGCTCAAATATGAACTTAATAAGGTCAGTTCCAAATTCTGGATTCCTAATTCTCTGCCCTTTGGGGGTAAAAACTATATGCATCAACTGACTTCTAACCTTATCTTTAACA